TCCAGCTTCCATATCAGCAAGTAATCTGGTCGCATTAGTACCACCTGACATCAGGTGAATTAATTCATCTTGAATATCTAAAATCCATTGTTCTTTGGCTGCTTGATAAATTTTTCTATCTGACATCAAGTTGCCAATATGAGCATCAAATATCTTAGAAAGATAAGGAATATCTCCGTGAATTCTTGCATAAAGTTCTGATGGGTTTGAAATATATGCTTCTTCTGGTGTTAATTCAGGATTTAATGCAATAGAATCTTGCATTGTTATATCACCAGATTGTAAATATTGTAATGCGTGAGCGACTTCGTGTCTTCTAGTAGCTTCGACATAATGTTCAGCATTCATACCAATGTTTTCTGCTAATGCTTGATGATAAGCAAGTTGATTCCATATATCAGTTTTAATTAAGATAGCTGGAACTGGGCCCCTATCTTTTGTTGGAAATCTTGGTACAAATAATCCGCCCCATTTTTCATCAAGCATATCTACAGGACCAATTTTCATTTTTGGTGCATTGTTTTCTCTTAAGAAACTTTGTAAGCTATAAGTGCTAAATTCTATGATGACCATCTGATCGCCATATGTTTCGATGTCTTCTTCACTGACACCAGCAAAAGGAGCCTCTTGCTTCATACGATCTTCATAAGATTGATAAATCTTACCAAAAATTTCGTCTGATTTGCCTTTTTGTCTCAATTCACTATCAGACATACCATCTTGAGTTGATTGATTTTTAGGACCTTTTCCATATGCATAATTGAAAGAAGTTTCTGATGCTTTTGAAATTTTAATTATATTTTGTTGTGCAGCTTTTTCCAACAAAGCTAAACCATCAGACTGAATTTTTGCTTTTGCAGCATTACCACGAGCAATAATTTTATTTTTGATATCATCACCCAAGCTATTTAAAAGGTTGATATCGAATTTTTCAAAATCTTCAGGGTTTTTTTCTAAATACCTAATGATAACTTCAGGCTTTGCAATTCCCTTAATGATATACATAGGTTGACAGTTATCACCTAATGAATCTACATAATCAGTAAATGTTTTGCATCTTTTAAGTTTTCCAACAAGTACAGGATTTGAGCCAAGTTCATATTCACCAATTACGTTATATAATCTTTGAGCTAAAGGAGATGTGAATTCATCATACTGGGAATATTGTTCCAAATTAGTAAGTGTGTCAACTAAAGACTCTGTTGGTAAGCCTATAACCATGTCAACAACATCTTTTTGTTCTATATCAGATTGATTTAATATCTGAATGATCATATGTAAAATTTGTGGTGGATCAATTCCTGAAAAAAGAAAACTTTTCAATAGGGGGAGATAATTCTTTATTTCTCCACTCCAAATTGTAGTAATTGCAGCATCGTAACTTTCAAACTTTTGTAATTCAGGTTTCTGTTGTCTTAATTGATTTATTAATAAATCTCTTTGTTCCGAATCAGGTACTCCCAATAAAGCTTTGTCATCACCACGCATCATAAAAAGAGAAAGAGAATCACTTATTTCAGTGCCTTTTCTAACTAATAAATTAAGTGTCGTAAATCCTATGCCTAAAGTAGAATTGACATAAGATTTTGCTTTTTCAGCATCAGGAATTTCGTTTCCTAATTTGTTGCCTTTTTGACCTTGAGATTTTGCAAAGCTATTTAATTTGCCCAAAAAATCAAGCACTTTCATCATATCTGTATTTGCAGAACTACCTTGCTTTTTCATTTCATTATCAATAAATTTTGATAATCCACTAGCAAAATTAATTATGTCTGCCATTGCAACTCGATCATCTTTAGCTTTTTCAAAATATTTATCAAGTATAGAATCGTTATTTTTACCTTTTTCTATTTCAGCTAAAAACTTAAGTATAGCAGTCATAGTAGGCATATTAGTTGAACTATAAAATGAAAAATCTTTAAAAGTTCTAGAAAAAGAGCCACTCCAAGCAACTTCTTTAGTTGAAAGGACATCCCAGGCAGTTGCTGATTCGATAATTCTTGAGTACCACATACAGTTTATATTTTACATTTACCCCCATAAACCCTTGATTTTGACGGGATGTATTGGTAATATTCTTTTATGGAAACTTCGATTGTTGATGTAGTTATTGGTATGCAGTATGGAGATGAAGGCAAAGGAAAAATTGCCAATCAAATGGTAAGTACTGGTAATTATGATTATGTCGTCCGCTTTAATGGTGGAGGCAATGCTGGTCATACAATTTACCTCAATGGAGAGAGAATTGTTACACACCTTGTTCCTTGCGGCATTCTGCATGGTGTTCCTAGTGTCATCGGTAATGGTTGTGTTATCAATACGCAAAAATTATTTGACGAACTTGAGTATCTTGAAGGATTTGGATTTGACACATCGATTCTAAAGATTGCAGAAAATGCCCATATAATTACCAAAGAACATATTGAAGAAGATTCCAAAGATACAACTATTGGAACAACTCATACTGGAAATGGCCCTTGTTATAAAGACAAAGTTGGTCGTACTGGAATTCGTGCCAAAGATGTACCTGAATTAGCACCTTTTCTTATCAATATGCACGACTTGATTCATTTAGAACCAAAGAAATTCTTAGCTGAAGGTGCTCAAGGTTATTGGCTTGATGTTGACTTTGGAGATTATCCTTATGTCACTTCTTCAAACACTGGAGTAGGAGCAGTATTAAATAATGGTTTCAATTTTATGCAAGTACGGGATGTTGTCGGGGTCATCAAATGTTATTCTACCTATGTTGGAGCTAAAGGATACCAAAAAGATGACGAGCGATTTGAGCAACTCAGAGAAATTGGTCAAGAATACGGAGCCACGACAGGACGACCAAGACAAATCGACTGGCTAAACATCCAAGAAGTAATCACTGCTTGTCAAATGAATGGTGTTACTAAACTAATCATTAACAAAATGGATGTTCTTCGACAAGTTATTAGCGCTTGGAATTATTACGAGAATGGAATGTTGATTTCTTGCTCTGATGAAGATACATTCATTTCAAATATTTTGAAAGAAATAAAGATCTATCTTCCTAACAGTGAAGTAGAATTTCAAGGGCAACTACATTGAAATTTAAATTGAATAAGGCAGAGCATCTTGTTTGTTTTGCCTTGCTTAATAAAATTGAGAAATCAAAACTGTCGATGCGTGAAAATAAAACATCATCGAGCAGTCTTATTTTTCATTCTTCTGATGGCAAACTTTATGTGCAATCAGAAAACAATTTTTGCTGCTCTAAATTTTTACTAAAGAATGTCGAACCTACAGAAGATGGCACTTTTGGTTTAGACATTTCTTCTTTCTATAATGCAGTCAACAATTTTCCAACTGAAGAGATTCAATTTATCTATAATGCTGAAGAAAATATGCTTATCTTTGGCAATAAGAAAACAAGAGTGTCTTTGGCATCTGCTCCTGTTGATAACTTCACAGTAGATTTTTCTAGTAATTTAGATCCATTAGATATTACTGTTGATGATTTTGTCCACAGCGTTAAGATGACTTCATTTTCTTGTGCGCCTGATTTTGATGAGCATCCTTACACTTCTATCCTCTGGTTTATTGAAGATGGGAAAATTAATACTCAATCTTCTGATAAACATAGAATCAGTGTATTTGGTAAGAAATATGAATTACAGCCTTCATATCTAATTTCTAAAAATATTTCTGATATTGTTTTGTATTATGTTGAAAAAGTATCAGGTGTTGTATTCTCTCTTCATAACAGCAAGCTTTATCTGACTTGGGATGGCGGAGAACTATTTTGTAATCTTGAGAAGAATACTTTTGAAAAAATATTCTCCAATTTCAATCAATTCTTTAGTGATGAATTTTTCTTATCTCTTGAGTTAGAAAAAGATGCGCTTGTCAAGTCAGTGAAGTTCGTATCGAGCATTGCAAATTCTCATATGATAAGCTTAAATTTGGATATCAATAAGCTTGTCATTTCAGGAAATAGCAATGAAAAGAATGCAGTAGTAGATACGATTGATATAGATAACTATGAATTGTTCTCAGTATCGTATGTATCTTCACATTTGATTAGAGCTTTAGATTTACTTGATAGTAAGAAAATCAAACTAAATTTTATCAAGCATAATGATTTTATTTTATTAATGCTAGAAGCTGAAAACTTTAAGCATTTACTGTTTCCTATGGATTAATATGTTCCCAAGAATTTACTACGGATCAACCACATTGGCATTGAATAAGATCAAGGAAGAGTTCCCTGGTCTTATTCTTTGTTTCGACAATAATGTTGAAAAAATTATTAATAGTTATTCTAAATTCTTTGATAGCAATAATATCTACATCCACACTAACATTTCTAACGAAGACATTAAGCTCATTCAAGAAAAGAGTGAAAAGCTAGGGATCAAACATATCATTTTGTATGAAGATGATAGTTTTGACGGCAGATTATCTCTTATTGCCAAAGCTAAAAAGAATAACTTAATTTTTGATTGTAGCTATCCACTTTTAGGAGATTCAAATTCGTTAAAACGTAATATCAATAATTTTGTTATGAAAAATAATGCAAATATAAACGGTGAGACTTTGAATCATCTTGTTGAAATTTGCCCTATTTTACGCATCAAATCAAAGCAATCTGGCAGTAAGAAAGAAATATTGTGCTACGACATCGATATTTTATTTAAGGAATTGGAAAAGATAATTTCTTACACAGATAAAATATTTCTGCGTGATATTTCCAATGCTTCTTTTAATGAAGAATGTGACATATTCGAATTTATCGAAAAACTGATGAATAAAGATCTTGACTACTGCTTAACAAAAATAGATCTTCTTATTGATTCTATGGGAGAGCAAGGTTTTTTATTAGTTCTTTTAAGTCAGTTGAACTTTATGCTTGTGATATCAGAAACTAATAAGACAGATCTTGCATTAACAAAAGTGCAAGAAATTGTTGAATTACGAGATCTTTTAGGCAAGTATTTAGATGATGAATACAAAGAGCCTACATTCACTGTCAAAGCTCAAAATCCAATAAGAATTCGTATACAATCAAGTAAAGATAATTTATATAATCCTGCCCAATTTTCTAAAATGATTACAATGGTGGTTGATTCAATCGTTGACCTACGCTCTAATGGTTCTGTGAATCATTCTGTTCCTATATTAATTTCAAAACTGGCATCTGTATAATTTTTATATGGCCGATCAAAATTACGACGAAATTAATAAGTTACTATACAAATATAAAGCTGGTAATGATTCGGCTTTATATGAGCTTTATGAATTTTATAAACCATTATTCATTTCATCAGTAAAAAGAATTATCTATAAGGAACCTAGACTTTCTCCATATAGAGAAGACATTTTGGGTGATACTTTATTTGTTTTCATTAAGCTTATAGACCAATACGATCCTAAGCTTTCTTATTTTTCTTATTTTTTATCAACAAGAATTGACATAAATTTATTTCGTTATATTTCTGATAAATATTTTCCAAAAGAAGAGTCAGTAGAAGAAGTTGAATTTACTGAACAATATGATGATCCTTTTAATAAAATTGATAATGTAATTTGTATACATCAGGCTTTTGAAAAATTAAATGATAAAAGCAAAGAAGTGATACAAGTATATTTCTTTGAACAATTAGATCAGAAAGAAGCATCAGAAAAATTAGGAATTACTCAAGGTGCATTTTCTAAAAGATTATCTAAAGCATTGGAACAAATGAAAAATATATTAGGCAAAGATTTCCTTTTTGATTGATGGAATATATTTTTTGATTTTTCGTATTATATAAATATGTTCCACAAAAACCTCTAAGACATTATAAGTGCGTCTAGAGGTTTTATTATTTAATTAAGTCCTTTTAATTGGTGGGGATCAAAAAATCTAAGGGAGATTAGAGAAGTGTCTGAAAACAACACAAATGACATGATTTACAACTGGCGCAATGAATTACGTTCACACAATGATGGCGTTCTCGTTGTAGCTAATAGTCAAGCTCAAAAATATAAAAATCAAGGTTTCGATAAGTCCGAAGTTGTAGAGTTGCTCGCAGCGGATAATTTTGATTTGGACATTGCTAATAGAGTTGCTTCTAAGTTGTTTGATTCTACTGAAGAAGTTGAACAAAATACTGCTGTTGAAGTTGCTGTCGTTCCAACAAAGTATTCTGACTGTGCTCCTATTATTGAAAGATCATTGACTAAATTGTCTGCAAAGGAATTTGTCAAGAGACTTTGCACAGGTCCTCATTCTATTGTAAAAACAGATGAAAAGGGCTTGGGTTATTGGTTAAGAATTACTGAGGCTGCTAAGAACAATAATGCTGGAAAGAGTCATCTTCATGCATCATTAAAACCTTTTATTGAAGAAACATTGTTGAATAATGTTCTTTTAGCACAATCTCAAGAAGCGCAAATCAAGACTGCTTCTAAAACTAAATATGTCGTATCTATGAAGAAGGGATCTGCTGAAGTTGATTTATCAAATGCAACTTCATCAAGTGACAAATTTATTGGTGGAAATTACGTTGATTTTGGACTTGCTGATGAATATATGGTAAAAGCTGCTGATACAGTTTCCCCATATCAAAGATTAAAAAGAGCCCTAAAAGACTAATTGTCTCTCTAAACTATTGAACAAGCCGCTTTTATGCGGCTTGTTTGTTTTGTATAACTAAAGAAATGGAATCAAAAAAAGAAACTGTAGATGCACTGATTGTTCCCGATGAAGGGCCAAAGAAGCCATCTAAAATGTTCAGGGATTTGAAGGAAGGTGATAAGCCATTAATGCCTCTTCCACCTGATAATATGAGTGATATATCTTATCCTCAATTTTTGGAACCACGATGCGCAATTTGTACTTCGCCTTTCAGAGATTTGGTAGAACACGTATATCTTGATTCTGGTCGTAAAAATCAATCAGTAATTAGATTCTTTCAACAGTATTTTGATGCACAGATGAACTGGATGCAGATTAATACTCATATGGAACAACACTGTGATTTTAAAAAGATCTCTACTTCAGGTCTCAAAAATTACGAACAAAGAGAAGAACTTATTGCGCCTTGGATTTTCCGAGAACATCATCTTGCTCTCACCGCTTTACTTGTAGAACTTGATGATGTAAGAGGTATTGACTGCTCAAAAAATAATGATATGAAACTTAAGAGAGCAGCAATGGTAGAGAAATTAATTTCTAAAATTTTGCATCTTAAAGAAGTCAGAGACAACCAAGGTATTTATAATATCAACATTTTCGAAATTCTTGCTAAATTGCACGAAAAGATGGATTCTGAAAATGATAAAAGAATCATCAGAGAAGAAATTGTTGCATTAAGAGAAAAAATTCAACAAGATAATTAATGAGAAAACAAACCCAAGTTCCTAAATCTCCCGCAGAATTACGAACACAATTACTTCAGCAAGCCAATTCAGTAACAGAATTATTTAAGGGTACTGAATATGCCGATGATTTTGTTGATGAAATTGCTCCTGCTACAAGATCAGAAGTAGCTCCTCCTTTCAAACCAAGCAAAGACAGATTCAATCCTGATCAAATTGTAGATATCATTACATTTATTGAGCATCCTTATTTTTGTAATCTAAAGCCTTATCCTTGGCAGAAACTTATTCTTAAATGTTTTTATATGGGACAAGAAGGTAATACCAATCTAGTTATAGATGAATCTGATAATCAAGAAGATTGCAAGGGATGTGTTTGGGATTATGTTCATAAGAATGAGAATGATTTTTTAAAAGCTCGTTCAGAAGGTAGGCAATTTAAAACAATTTTTAATGTTGTCAATTCTCCTTGTTTACAATGCAAACGTCTTGACGGAAATGTTAGAGATGAGAGATATAAATTTGCTAAAGATGAAGCAACCAATCCTGATGCAGAAAGACAAGTAGAAGTATTAGAAGCAAGACCAATTATTGATGGATTTCAAAGTGAATTTGATTTACTTTACTCTGAAGAATTTGATCCAAAACTAAGGATGCAAGTTCAAGACAAATGCACTAAAAGATACAAATTTGAAGAATTAGTTTTAGTACTTGGCAGACGTTCAGGAAAATCGTTCCTAGTGTCTGCTATGGCTCTTTATGAATTATATAGACTAATTTCTATGGGCCATCCTCAAGCAAGATATGGTTTGATGGAATTTGACGAAGTTGTAATTCTCAACGTTGCTCGTAATGAAGAACAGGCTAAAAAAGCAATCTTCTCTAAAATCAAGCAAACAGTTTTAGCTTCTCCGTTTTTTGCACCTTATATTGGCAAAGATACAGAGCTTGAAATGCGATTCTACACTGAACACGACCGAGAAGAGAATGTTAGAAGAAAAGAGCAAAATATCAATCTTTTTGCAGGTTCTTTAGTATTAAGATGTGGTTCTAGTAATGCATCAGGTCTTGTTGGTTTAACTTGTTGGACAATCATTATGGACGAAGTTGCAGCTATGGCAGGAGATAATCCTGATTCTGGTGTTGACTATGCTCTTTATGATGATTTGAAGCCATCTCTTGCTACATTTGGTAAAGATGGAAAAATGATGCTTCTTTCCAACCCAAAAGGTCCAATTGGATTACTTTACGATTTGCATGAAAATAGACAAGAAGATCCTACTACACTTGTAATGAGACTTCCAACTTGGCTTACAAATCCTAACATTGATAAAGAATGGTTAGATGGTCAAAAGAAAAAAGATCCACAAGAATTTCAAATGCAATATGGAGCAGAATTTGGAGCTTCTTCATCTGATCCTATGTTTGTTTCTGATGATATAGATAGAATGTTCTCATCTATGTCAATGGTCAAAAGAAAAGAAAGAGCTGAAGGAAATTTTGAATACTTCTGCCATTTAGATCCTGCCCGTACTTCTGACTATTATGCTCTTGTTGTTGCTCATACTGAAAATATGTATGGACAAATTGGTCCTGATTTCAAACCATTGAAAAGGGTGGTTATAGATCATATTCATTTTTGGAATCCAAAAACAAAAAATCAACCTGTAAAAGAAAGTGAAGTTGAAGATTATGTAATTGATTTACATAATAAATTTAAATTTAAACAAGTCTCTATAGACCAATGGAATTCACAATCTTCCATCATAAAATTGCAATCAATGAGAATTCCAATTGTAGAGCGTCAATTTAATAAAGAATATAAAGAAAATATTTACACAGAACTATCTCAATTAATACGTGATGATCGAATTGATATATATGATTTATCTGGTGGTGAATATTATGATCAAGATAAAAAAATAATTTCACTTAATGAAATTCAAGAGGCAAAAATTCAATTTTTATTCTTACAAAAGAAATGGAAAGGTAAAAGATATTACATAGAAGCTCTTTCTGGATATAAAGATGATATTTGTGACGCTGTTGCTGCTGTAGCATTTGAATGTCTTACTTCTAAAATTATGGTAAGACTGCCAAGATCAAAAATGGTTAATTTAAATAGACGATAAAGGTAAATTTTTTAAAAAATAAGAACAAATCATTATGTCTAACAATATCAGAACAGCTCAATTTGGTGGTGTAGGCGGTGGAGGCAATGGTTCTCCTTATCAGCCTGGTGGTAGTCCTATTGGTCGTGGTGGATCAAATAGAGGCGGACATGAAATCAATCTTTATGTAGATGAAGATGCGAGTTTTGATAAATTGTTGCGAAGAACCCATATTGAGCCTGATAACAGAGATGTAAACATTGAGTCGAGACTTACTCCTCAACATAAAAATTATGAAGATTTAATTCCCTATGAATTAACTCCTGAAGAAAGAATGAGAGCAAAATTTAGAGCTCAACTTCATAATTATAAAAAATCATTAGAGAATGCTGCTTCTGATTTGATGAAAAATAGCCCAGCATATATTAAAGAACATTATCGTCCTAAGGCTGAACATATGATGACTATGGAACAAGCTTTAGAGGATCGTCATAAATATAATAAAGATTATAAATATGACAGAGAAGAATACAAAGATCCTGACAAACCTGAAAGGTTACATTTTGCTATAACTGATCAAGTTATTAACCGTGTAGCTGAAGACTATGCAGTAAGAAGAAGAAATAGAATTACTGATGAATATCCTGAAAATAGAAATGAATTTGATGAAAAACAATTCTCATATGTTCCAATAGGCAAGACTCCTATTCTTACTCACGGTGAAGAATTTGATGGATATATTCAAGACTTGATGACTGTGAATACTCCTGACCATGATGGATTCCAAGAATATGATCTTAAGGATACATTGCTTTCTTATCCTGATCCTGATGGCAAAGCAAATGTTCACGCTCCAAAAGATATATCTCCACAATCACAAGCTACCAAAGAATCAAATCCATTTATTACTATAGAGCAAGCATTGAATCCGAAG